AGTCTACTTCTTGCCTTCACGCTTGTCAGCCTTGATGGCGCACTTAACAGCCTTCTTCTTTGCCTTGTCAGGATCTGCTCCGTTCCGGATCAGATATTGAGTCATCCGCTCAACCTGTTCGCGGCGCCCCGTCCTCTCCCCGCTCATGGTCGAGCCTTCAAGGGATCGGCAACCTTTCGGCGGGAAGCCTTTGGCTTGGTCTTGGCGATCTTGAGCTTCTCTTTCCGCATGGAATTCCAGCAAGCCTTCATGTCCTCGAGCTTCTTCATCTCAAGGTCATATTTCTCCTGCAAATGCGGATTCCGATTCAACTTCGCTCCGATCCTCTCGGTGCGCTTGGAGTGTTTCTCCAGGAGCATCCGGTAGATCTCTGGAATCAGGGGCTGAATGATTCCGGAATCCCGGAGCTTCGCCCTAAACTTCTCCCATTCACCAGGCTTGGAGTCCCAGACGATTTCCCCATCAGGCAACACCGTAGCCTCAGCACAAAAATCGCAGTACCACTTCTGACCGTTCTCGCAGTCATAGTACTGCACATATCCCTCGTATTCACCGAGGCGATTATCGGTCGGATCGATGTAGGTCCCACCCTTCTGGGTCACTCCAATAATCACTGGAGTCAAATCTCCCTTCTTCCCGATCCCGTTGCATCCCGGAACCGCTACCACCCTCTTGGGGATGGGCAGGAAGCCATGGCCGCCACCCACAAACTCCCAGGACTTGGGATAGTGAACGTAAACAAAGCGCTTGCCTACTTTGGTATTGCGACGAATCGGGAGACCGTTGACCTCCCTGACATGTGCTTTCTCACGCTTGGGTTGAGTGAGGCGCACGGTTCCTTGCTGCATGTCTTGCTCCTATGAAAAAGGGAGGCCCCCATAACAGAGGCCCCCCTGAGATGAATCAAACGTCAGAGACGATTTCCACTCCGCGAGCGTCCTCTACCTCGACTACTGCCGGGTACATATTCGCAATGCAGGTGCTCATCGCATTGTCTGCATCACGGGAGAGCTCCACCAGGACCTCACCAGCATCCACAACAATGTTCCCTTCAGGGATATAGCTCTGAATGGCGCGGACTGGAGCCATTGTATAGGCCCAGCATCCGTCCACAAACATCGCGCCGGAATAGTCGGCATTGGTGTTGATCTTGGCAACGCTGTCGCTCTGGTAGAAACGAATACCCAAGAAGTCTCCTTGATAGCCTGGACCTCGGGCCTGCAGGGTGTCTGCAGTGGCTTCGCGGAACTGAATGGCGCCGGTCTCTCCGCGAAGAGAGGACCTGAAGTCATTCATCTGCTGGGCTTGCAGCACAGCCGTGTAGGGGCCGGATGCATTCGAGGTGTTGAGCTGGAAGAGCGCATCGTAGATGGTATCCACATCCAGGTCGACTCCGCTGGTTCCAACCGAATTGGAGAGACTGTTGAACAGATTGCAGAGAAGGTCGGTCATGGTGAGACCAGCTCCCTCTACGAGCTTGTTCACAACCCGATCCAGATCGATGGGGCCGCCAGTGATGCCGAACAGATCGGTCACCTGGTACTGACGAGCATAGCGGGCAACCTGCAGGGCGAACTTGCTGGTCGTATAAGCGCTATTCGAGAGGCCGCCGACAGTCTCAGATGTGGCTGCAGCGAACGCGCCAGGTGTGGCGTCCAGGGTGACTTCCATCTTGTCCGAGCCTACCGCGCTCCAAGGGATCAGCGTCATGACGCTACGAAGATCAGTAGAATCGTAAAGCTGTTGGCGCACAAGTGCGGAAAGGACTTCCGAAATACGCCCACCGGTAGACGATAGAGAAGAAAAAGTGACTTCATTAGCCATGGTGTTTGGCTCCTAATAGTGAGGAATGTTTTTCAACACCCACTATCGGGGGGCGCGGCTCCGCTACACATCAAGGCTATCTCTTGACAACCCACCATGTCAAACGGAAGGTCCCTTGATCAGACCCTCGGCGGCAAGCGCTTTGAGAATCGCTTCTTTCGAGGCTCCAAGCCCAACACCGTTGTTCCTTGCAACCGCTGCCTTAATGTCATCAGCAGACCAGGAAATCCCGTTGTTCCGAACCGGCTGATCTGTGCCAGCGTTGGGGTTCCCTTTCAGTTCAACCGCAGGAGTGCTCGCCTCTTCTGCCTTGGTCTTGGTCTCAACCCTGGTCTCAACCTTGGTCTCAGCCTTCTCTTGTGCTGCCAGGAACGGGGCCAATAGCGGGGACGGATCCTTCTTCTGGTTCTCCATCCAGGTCGCAAAGTCCCCTGGATCCTTCGCTTTCCCGAACCTCTCTCGCACAAACTCTCGGACTTCTGAATCGATGATCCCAGCCGAAATCAGCGCAATGTCCTGCTCATGTATGGACGAGGTTGTGTCCAGCTTGCCGTGAGCTTCAGCCAAGGCACCCTTCAGCCCCTTGACCTCCTCAAGAATCTTGGAGAGCTGCTCCTCCGCTTTCCGGCGCTTCTCCGATTCCTCCCTCAGACGATAGCTCGGAACTGTCCCCTGACCCGTCTCTTCCTTCACTTCTTCGCTCATTGTCATCACCCTGTATCGCTGGCGTTGCGGTTGGTAGAGCCTCTCGGCTCTGGTTCAAAATCTTTGTCATTCGATCGATATCGATCAGTCGCCGAACAGCCTCGGCATCCGTGTCCACGCTCGGATTCAGTCTCCGATACGCATCCACCCTCGAGATCAAGCCCATATCAAGCTCTGCTTGAATCACATCAGTGTGAGTCTTGCGTTCTTCCGGGGTTGTTCCCACGTTTGTATATTCAACTCGGTACGAACCTGCGTCTTCTGGCAGATTTGGAGAGGGCACAGCGTATGCGTTCGCCATCTTCGCTGCCTTGGCCAGTATTGACTGGTCAGCCATGCGCCTGGCAGGCTCTGTGCGCTTCTGCTGAGCTCTTTTCCCGTGCTGGGACACAATTATGGCATACCCGCTTTGCCCCTGGGTCAGTTGCAGGTCCGATGGGTTCAATCCCGCGTACACCGCGAGGCCCTTCTCATACATGCGGAGCGATTCCGCCGCAGTTCTGGGGTCCATGGCCGGCGAATACTGTCCAAGCACAGCCCCGGTCGGACCATCGGACTTGAACCGAAGAATCGACTTGTGATCTGTGGGTATGACCTCGACATTGTGTCCCGCATAGTGCCTGGTGATGCCAGCCTGGGTCGATACATCCACCGCGTAGCGTTGAGGATGCGATGCGGAGGTGAAACCATCCCCCCAATGGGTCCACAGGGCAGCGAGGCGCAGCGATCCGGACACAAGCTCAGCCCCCACATGGTAGGACCATAGCTGTGGTGCGATTTCCGCGTGGATGAGCTCGTAGGGCAGGATGGGGTTTCCCTCCCGGTCCATATATGGGTACTCACCCGCAAGATCCGGAGCGAACTGGGGGGTCACATCAGTCCACACGTCCCCGGCTTTGGTGACGATCTTGAAGATCGGAGTCGGAGACAAGATGTCCCAGATCTCCTTGGTCCAGACCTGCTCCCCATTCGGCAGATGCCTGAGCCGAACCTCTTCAACATACCCAGGAACGTCCGGCTGGTCGGGCATGGCTCGACATACCACCAGATCTGGAGATACCGGTCGATACTGAACCTCGGTCCCACCAGGCGTCCAATCCAGACGCATCAATGACTCTCGGATAGCCTGCGCCCAGAAGTCAGCCGTCTGCCGCTGGGGCCACAGCCGGTGCGTTATCACATTTCCGAGATTTGCGTTATCGTTACCTTTGACCTGGACAATCGGTGAGTCTAGGTAGGCATTGCAGAGCTGCTGCCAAACCATCCTGAACGTATTGCGAGACAAGTCTGGATGTATCTCCAGCTCCATCGAGACCTCGGCGGCAAACATGCCACGGATCTCTTCAGTTACGTCACCCCGGTGTTGCCCCGTCAACATCCTGTAACGCAGGCTCTGAACGTCCCATCGGGCCAGATCCTCATCCGAGGAGGGCATGTAGTCGCCAGGAATATCGTACATCTGCTCTCCGCTACCCAATAAGCATCAGGCCTGGTCCCTTGTTTCCAGATGGGGCCAAGTATATCTCGGAAATATAACCGCAAGAGTCGAAAGGATCCTTGAGGTCATCATTTGCCCCTCTCCAATGCCTCAGAGTGTGAATCAAACGGGTACATCCACGGTGAACACGGAATCTTCCGTCCACGCATGCGCTGGAAAGCATCCGGACCCGCGCATCGATGCTCCCTCTCCGCTTGTAGGGCACCCGGAGATCGAACGGGGGCGTGGAGGCACCAACGATTCGCGCAAACTCCCTCATGTAGAGGTCATTCATAGTGAATCCAAGGCCCAGCTTGCCCGCGCTATTCGAGTCTCCTCTCGCTTCGTCCACATCAGACGGCTCGATGCCCCAAGATCTCAGCATCTCGGTGATGGCTCTCGCTTCAGAGGCTGGGGTTGAGAGCTCGTCATCAGAATGCTCATCGAGAACCCAAACAGTGAACCCATCCCAAGCAACCAGGTGGCAGACCGACTTGCCTGGACGCTCCCCATGGTCGAAACCGAGCCCGATTGCCTGAATATTCTTGGGCATATCCTCATCATCGAACAGGTTGCCCTCCGAGAACCCGGAAACCCACCGATCCTTGGTGAGGCCTTCCCATTGCGCGAGTATGCGCTGGTTGTATTCCCAGGGCGAGCACTCCAGTTTCTGGTTCTCGATGTCTTCTTCCGAGCGGTGCGGGGCGTTCTCGAGCGAGAGTTCCACGTGTTCCACGCACCAGCCAGGCTCCGGTTCAACATTGTCCTCAATGGATCCCTCCAACATGTGCTGCAACCAGCCCACAGGACGGCCCACAGGCGTGAGCGTGAGCCAGTACGGGGCCATATCCATAGTCAGGCGTGCTCTCAGGCCGTGCCAGTGACTCTCCTTGGGGGGCTCATCGACCCACGCCCACTGCACCCGCTTCGATTCCAGCGCCAACATCGACTGCTCGCAACCCTTCCCCACCATCACGCTGCCATTGATCAGCCGAATGATCTTCTGGGACCGGTACAGATACCCGACACCCGGAACATACTTGCAGGACTCATCCAAGACGCCAGGCGGCTCCAGTTCATGCATGACTTCTGAGATAGCCTCCCAGCCTGTCCGCAAGTCCGAGCACAAAACCCAACCAGTCGACCCTGGCTCGGGTACTTCCCGGTACGGATGGTCCGATAGCATGTGAAACCACGCCTCAGCAGCCCCCCAGAACGTCTTCCCTACCTTATTCGCCGCAATGAACGCACGTTTCCGGTTCTTGTTCCTATGAAACCGCTTCTGAGGAGGCGACATTCCACCCCGGTTCCCCGGTTTCTCCGTCACATACTTCGCCAGACCATTCTTCTGATACCCGCGTGCGGTATTAATAATAAAGGCCGCCGGATCGAACATCAGGCCCCTCCCTTCCGTTCATCCATCAGCACCGAGAGCATATACGTCACCTCGGGCCAAGCGCTGCCGGCGCGAGGCTGAGATCTTGCCCACCTCACAAGCTCTCCCCACTTGTATTGCCACATCATCGAGTCCACCCGATCCTGCTCATGCTTCCCCGCCTGCTCCTGCCTGGTCACATGCGACGATGCTTCGATGAGGGCCTCGATCAGCTCATCCGTCCTATCCATCAAGAAGCCTCTTCAATCGCTTCCACCAAGAGTTCAGGCGGCAACTCCTTCAGCGCCTTCACAATCTGTCTCCTGCCCTCGAGTGTAGTCAGATCACTACTGATCTCTGCCAACTCGTCTGGCACCTCTTCAATCGGCCCATCCTTACGCCACCCAAATCTCCTTTCGAGAATCCAGGCCGAGGCTTGCCACGACCCATTCATCGCCGCTTCCTGGACAATGACCAGGTTCTTCTCCACGCAGGCAGCCTTCGACTCCCCAACCACCTTCAACAGAAGCTGCAACCGTGGGTCTCCAGCCCCATTCCGAGCCTGGGCCATCCACCGATAGTACGTGCTCTCCGTAATGCCCGCATAGGCCGCAGCATCCGCGCTCTTCAGGCCCAACCTGAACGCTACCCCAAGCTTCTCAATGAGCCTGGGCGTGAGCTTGTTTTTTAATTTCGGCAGAGTCGCCAATGGTCACCTCCTCTTCTTCCGCCTCTTCGACGCAGCCTTCCGAGAAGCCGAAGCCCGCTTGTAGAAGGTCTTCTTCCCGACCTTGCGCCGCCCAATATACGCAGCCAGGCCTTCAGGATTATACACTTTCGACTTCCCACCCTTCTTGTTCCTCTTCCGCAACGAGTGCAGCAGAGCCTTCTTAGTCGGGTTTCGCTTCGAGCTCTTCGAAGTAGTTCGCTTTCCCCGTGTAGCCCGTATTCCCTTTTTTGCCATTTCCCAATCCCTTGACGTGTCAAGCCTTTTTATATAGTGGAGACTTCAGAGAGTGAGGCACCTACCCGGCGGACCCCCCCCCACCTCTCGATCGTATCACTTCTGACTGTAGGAAAAATCATACGTATCAATCTGGACTGTATGGAAAATCATACAGGTCAATCTGACCCGTATCACCCGTGACTGTATGGAAAATCATACACCCGCCAGGCCGTGGCCCATGCTTGAGCTCTCGAGCCTCAGACCTGGGGCGGACCTGGGGCGCTTTCTGCTGGGTTGCGACACTCCGCACAAGGATCCTGACAAGACCCGTCAGAACGGCTGTGAGCGGGTGTTCTAACCTAACGCGCTCCGTGTCAAACTAGACTGTAGGAAAAACCATACAGGTCAATCTGACCTTTTACGTCCGATCGAGACGATATCCGCTCGTTCGCCACCCCTTCCCCTAGTGTGAGACGAGACCCGGACGGACCTATCATGTGGGGATCGCTGAGCATTCCCGACACGGACCCACCACATGAGATCCGGTCACAGCTGCCGAGCTGGAGCATCTGCACGATCGATCCTCTCCTCCCAGCCCTGATCCTACCCTGTTCCATGGAACACCCTAGAACACCCCTTAGAACAGACGAAACCATAGGTTGTACCTAGCATATCGTTAGTGTTCTAACCTTTAGCCGTTTCTTAAGACTTCCCGCGCATATGCACGCGCCACTGCTGATCGTATACCGATCATAATGATCTCAATAGTCCATAGGTAAAAGGTTAGAACGGTTAGAACACCTCACCCATATCGGGCTTTGTACCTGGCTTATCAAGGTGTTCTAACCTGCCCCAAATAATGATCCCCCCTTAAATGTAGGATCTCCTGTTCTCCTACAATATTGACGCGTAACGCGTTACAATAGATACAAGAGGGGAGGGAACAACCTCCCTGATTCAACCCACAACCCACAACCCACGAGAATCACAATGACTTTGCACCTTGCCCTTTCCGCTATCTACACGATCGCTATTGCTTCCGTTCCCTTTCTCATGCTCGCTTGCGCGTAAGGGGCCGACATGCTCATCCAATCAATCTCAATCGCTTTCCTTATCTCTCTTCCCGTTCTCTCCTTCGCGCTGGTGTTTTGATGCTCAACACAATCACAGAAACCTATCGCGCAATCCTCGCAACCCTCGAAATACGGGTAGCGCTTGGAGAGATCACTCCAGAGCAGGCGATCGAAGAAGCAGCTACCGCAGCGGCCGAGCTGCTGGCGAGGCTGGCGCAATGATCGACGCATACGAATTCATCCTACTGAACACAGCAGCCCATGACCGAACCACGGATCGATGGGCGGATACCCCGGAAGACGAGACCCAAGACGAGGAGACCGGATCATGACTTGCGATAAATTCATGGCAGCGCCATTCGTTGGTGAGGATGGGCTCCCGAACTGGGGGAA